ATACTATTGTCAATACACCTGTCGCATAGTTGATAGACGCTGATGTGATTACGCCACCCGGAAGGTTCTTTATAAGAACGCCATCACCAGTTGTATCAGTAAGTGTTCTATTGATTACACCACCAATGACAATTGTGATTGTTGTTTTACTTCCCACTTCAAATTCTGCATTGGGCTGAGTTGCTGCAACACCCATGGCACTAAATAGAGAAAATGTCTGCGTACTAGCTCCAGCTGAAGAGATATTTCCTATTGAAGTTAGAGTAAGAATTCGTCTTAATCTTCCTAATAGCTCAAACCCCTGCTTACGTTTAATCCTCTCTCTCCAAACAAAAGCATTCTCTAAAATAGGGTAAGCATCATCTGGCAAAAGAAACTCTTCCCGCTCTTGCACCAAACCAGTCTGGTTACCTGTAATCTTTAGAGGCTTATATCCTGCCATTAATACCAACCAGACCCATTATTCCAACCCTGAGACTGCTGAGTGGATGAATAAATAGTTGAATTACGTTGATTGATTTCTTCTACTCCTTGACGCTCTAAAACAAGAGCTTCTTGGCGATCGAATAGAGGAATTAGATTCTGAAGACCTTCCATATCTTGACGATCTTCTAAAACCTTAATGGCAGCTCCAATTGCGATGTATTGCCACCATTGATTGAGTATGGGATTATCTGTTGTTTCCATAAACTGAACAGGAGTCAAATAGGTTTCTATCTCTATCTTATGAATAAGTTTTGGAATTGGACGAACCAAGAAATAGTTATTCCAAAATAGAAGTGAATAAGGTCTACCTGTTTGATACTGAGATACACGGACTGTCACCTGAGTTCCAGATGCTGGAGGTGTGAGAAAGTTTATACTGAAAGCACCTGTGACATAATTAACAGTCCCAATGGCATTAGTAAACCCTGTAGTTTGGGTTCCTTGATAGTTTAATCCTGGATTGGAGTTATTTTGATTATGCATCCCCGGAATTGGAACATTAGGACCACCAGCAGTATAAATAGGATCTGTGTAAGGTGGAACTGTTGTTTGAGGATTTGGAACTTGAAGAAGTAAATTTCCATTTCCATCATCTGCCACGCTAATGGCATTGCCATTGACATCAACTCCACCCAAAGTGACTTCCCCTCTTAAGAAGGGAACAGCACTAATAGTAAAAGTAAATGCAGTCGTTACTCCATCGCCATTAATAGGATCGAATTTAGTTGGCCATCTTGGCCACATATTGAAGAATTGCTGCCTATCCTTGCAGAAATATCCTTGAATGCCATCTACATAGACAGGAGATCGAACACCTTGATTATAGTTAACGTCAAGAGGGTAACGATCAATATAAGGCTCAGTATAAAATGTATATACAGAACGCATTTGATCAAGTTTTATTGCATATGGGAAATCATTGTTGTAGAAAGTATTAATATACTGTTCTAGATCATCTTCAGATAAAGCGGTTACACTAGCTGATGCTGTCAGCCTTCGGACTTTTTTCTTAATGGCAACTAAAGTGGAATCAGCTTGTGCAACCATCTTTTATTCCTTTTAGAATGATATAGGCACGAATTCATGAATCTGTACTCCAGGACCGTCCTTCTTAGTCGGAATCCCCTTAGCATCTAAAAGCTCACTTCTTTGTGCGAGCCTTGCTGCATTGACTTCATCAACTAAGCCTTTGGGTACTTCATAAGTTTCACCAGGAATGAAGTTCCAAGTTTGAATTGGATCACCAGCCCATCTACAATAAGGCTTTGTTAGTCTTTCGTTATTGCCCCGGTGGTTAATGTATCTAGCTTTAACGATGCGGTTATCTTCTTTCTTAAGCTTTTCCGCTTTGGCTTTTGTTTCTGGTTTCATGTGCTTGAAATCATTGTCATGAACGCTGTTGGCAACGGTATTGATTAAACCGTGCTTCTCACCTGATGGGCTAACTTTTTCTAAACTCATTCAATTACCTTCATTATTTAAGTTTTGGAATGCAACTTGATTGGTTGTATTATCAAATTGAAGATTCCTCGATCCGGCTGGTGCTAAACTGGCTGGTCTTGGTATTGCGACACCAGCTCCAGGAACTACAAAAGCATCAAATTGAGATGAATCAATATTCAAGCTAAAGTTAGTTCCATTTACCGCAATAATTTGTCCGGTCAATTGATCCGCTTGAAACATTCCATAGGAATATGGAACGGTCAAACGTACTAATTGGCCTACAATATAGGTATTTTCATCCGAATCAACGATAGTCACGACCATAGGAAATGCTCGAGTGATCGCGCTGATCAATAAAGCTCCTGGTATTACAACCGTGGGTGGTAAAAATGGGTTTGCCGGCATCTATCTCCAAATAAAAGGGAAGGGACTATTGCCCCTTCCCATTAAGACTAGTTTTCCATCTTGAACGCTTGCCATACGATAACGTCCCCAGTAGAACCAGCAGGTGACTGCGCGCCAGCTGCTAAGAACATATAAGGAACAAAGTTACCACTATGGAATGGTTGCAATGTGAAATTGTATCCTGTTTGAACACCAGTAGTTGGGTCATAGGATGTCTTTGCACCGGCAGGAGCTACAGTTGCAAACAGACGAGCTGTTGGCGAACTAGAACTTGCTGGGAAAGCAAACGTAGTAAATGCAGTTGAATCAATATCAACTGTCATTGTGTAGTTTGCAGCAGATACTGCAGTAATAGTACCTGTTAAGCCGTTGATTTCAGTCATTCCAAAAGAAGATGGAACGCTAAAATGTAACTTCATCCCTACTACATAATATGCAGTTGGATCAACAGATGTTCTCACGACAGCTGATGTAGCTTTTGTAATTTCTGTGACATACAAAAACTCAGGATCAACAGCGGCATTCTTAGAAATTCTTCTAGTAAAGCCAGCAGTTCCTGGAGCTGCAAATCCAGATGCTCTTAAACCAGTTAATGTATAACCAGATCCAGAGACGGAAGAGATTTGGAAATCCATTCCACCGATTTGTAGCATGCCTGTTGTGCTATAAAGACGAACAATATCGCCTTCGCTATATGTATTTGTTTGCGTTACAACAGCTGGTGATGCTGCTGTAATTGCAGTAATAGCATTAGCGGCTTGGGCTTCTACAACTGGAGCTGAAGTTACATAAGTAAATCCACCAGATGATGCAAGTACCATGTTTAATGCATCTGTTGAGTTAGTCTTTTTCCACTCAATAGCATTATCAGCAGCAACGAGGTTTTTATACCACTCGAACATGACTCCACGGCCTGTTGCATTAGTAGTTGCAAGCTGAGTTAAATTCGTGACTTTAAAATAGTCAGCAGAACTAGGAAGAGGAACCTTAACTCCGACTCCTGCCGAAGTAAAATTACCTTGAGTTACGATAGTAAAAGGCATGTTGAATCTCCTTATGATCCAGTGGTTACGTTAAGGCCAGAGATCCAGTTTTGGTTCGTAATTTCACGAGCAATTGCAAACTTGGCGTAAAGCTGGCTGTTTTGTGCAACGCTAGACACTACATAAGGAGGTCTGTAACCTAGAATTGCGCTATAGTTGTTTTGCTCAACTTTAGCAAAAGCTTCTAGACCATACATTGGAACTGTATAGACTGTGCTTCCATTTAATGAAGCGCCTGGAATCTTAGCGGCCTTACTTGAAACAAAGAATCTGAAACGTGAAACTGAGCAGTATTCTTCTGGACGTAAACCTTCTTGAGAAGGATATGCGTTTTTAAGAATGACACCACTTACGTTTTGAAGATCAGGTGTAATATCTGTATGAGCAAGAGCAATGAAAGCATCTCTTGTTGGTGCAGTATTAAACTTATCCATCGCATCGACGCTCTCTAACATTGTACGAGCATCATTACCAAGTAAGATACGCTCAATGTTATTTACATCATTGCGAGAGATGTTTGTTGGCTGATCGCCGTTAGTACCACCAGTTGCATTAATGTAAGATACAGAAGAAGCAAGAAGGTCTCTCATTAGTAAGTCTTCTTTTTCACGAAGCCACTGTCCTAAAAGAGTTGTGAATTTTGTAAGAACTTTATCGTTTTCGTATAAAGTCACTTGCTCGTTAATAACGACAGTCTTAGCAAAGATTTCCATCGTCGCATCGATATCAGATCTAACGACAACTTCTGGAGCTGGGTCAATGCCCGATCCATCTAATTGGCCGCCATCTGTTGATAAACGCTCATATCTACTCATACGAGTAGTTTTACCGATATGCGCTTCAGCATAATGTAAATCCGCTCCAAAAGAGTGGATCAAGTTAAACTGTGGTGTAGATAATAGGTCTTCCGAGAATTGCAATGGCAATTCTGGAGCCATATTGTTGATATTGGTTATACCAGTCAAGGGTTACCTCGTAAGTTAATGAGTTTCTGCTTGATGGCGAGTCAAACTTCATCAGCCTACGATGGTGAGTCGTGATACAACCTAAAGTGTGATTTAAGGCCGCTAAAAGAAATGAGCTATTTTTTCAAATAGCCCATTAAAACACGCGACCTAGGGACTAGCGAGATCCTAACTTATCCAGCTAATCGTCCGGTTAACTGTTTTGCTAATTTATCACAAGCGCAAACTATCTCCAATTTTTGTAAGAAAAACCCGATGAATCAATAGTTCCTGTTATTTTGTTACATACCTTGATAATTCCTTGATCATCTTTAACGAATTCATATTTCGGTAAAAAGAATGACATTAAAATAGCTGCTCCAATTAATAAAACACATATTTCTGCTATGTAATTTTTCATATTTCTCCTATTCACTACCTATAAATATCTTTTCTATGATCAATATCTAAAACCAGAACTATCAATTTGTCATCAAAAACTCTATAAATAATTCTATATTTTCCCCATCTAACGCGATAACAATTTTTACCCTTTAATTTTTCATAATTCATTGGCCTAGGATCTTTTTTTAGATCTTCTACAGCTTGAAGAATTTTTTCTTGAGCAACTTTAGGAAGTGGTTTAAGCATCTTCTTAAAATCTTTATCGAATTCTAGTTTATACATCTAATCCTAAGTATTTTTTTACATCTTCTAAAGAGTCAGTTCCGTTCTTTTTTACTCGTTCCATTGCACGATCATATGCTGAAATATCTCTTTGATCTTCCAATTCTTGAAGCTTCTGTAATATTGCTTGTGTGGCAAATTCTCTTATACTAATTCCCAACTCGGCTGAAGCAATTTTCAGATACTTGTGAGCTTCGGGAGGAAAATCAAAGTTTAAACGACTTCCCTGTTCATGTTTTCTCATATAAACCTCCATTTCATCCTCATTATACAATAAACCAACATTTGTTGTATAGGGGGAATAAAAAAAACCGATTAAGTCCCCCTCAATCGGCCTTCAGAGATCAAATTTTATTGATCTAGTTTTTTACTAGTACAGAAGATTACCCAAATAGATAATAATCCCAAAATAACATAAGATAAGTTATCAATCATCTTCCACCCTTCATAACCTTTTGCATACGTTCCCAGTTTGCCGCTCTTCTCTTATCATCTAATTGAATAGGAGCAGAGTCACCTGTCTGAGTAGCGCCAGCGACAGCCATGGACTGAGGCTTATTAAAGTTCTTCTCAGCCTTTTTCTGCTCTTTTTTAGAGTCAGGATTGGGGACTAATCTTTTCACAGCCTTATATACTGACGACCACTTATCAAATCCATCAGGCATATATTTAAAAGGAGCTGCAATCTCAGGAAAATGATACTCCAAATAATCTAGATTATCAGTATTGCATACTTGATTAAAATCAGAATATGTAGAAGAAAGCCTTTGAGGAAGCTCTTGCACATCCCTTTGTCTCCTTTCTTCATCAAGCTTCCTTTTCTCCATTTCTATTGCAGCTTTTACCTTTTTATCAATCCTTTGGTCTTCTGTTTCTACTTCCTCATAATCATTACGAGTTTGATGGACTGGCTGCTTATTTAGAATAGCTTCCATGGCAGCTTTAAGAGCCGCTGCCTCTTCCGCCTTTTCTTTAGCTTGCTTTTCAGCTGCTTCTCTTTGCTTTCTCTCAATTTCTCTAGCTTCCCGAAACTTCTTCCAGTTAATTTGTTCAGGGGTATCAACTTGTTCTTGAACTGGATGTGCTTCAGTTTGTGTCTGTACAATTTCTTTATTTTCTACTACACTAGTTTCTTGTGGGTTCATTAAATAGGCTCCTCATGTCTGATATTAAAAATTCAAATGATCGTCTTCAGGAAGATTTAAACCATTATAGACGCGCCATCTGCTATATGGAAGCTAACGCACCAATTCAGGCCTTATGTTTGCCAAAGTCTATCGAAAACATCCTACTCGCTGATGGCTGTCTTCGTATCTACGATCTTCTTAATCGAAATCTTAGAGAAATCAAAGGGCTCGGCGACAGCCGTATCAGGCACTTGACAGCCCGCCTCGATGAGTTTATCTCTATTAGCATTTAAGTATTCTATTTCTGATAGCATGTTAATACCGTGCTGAGCTCTGATGTGTTCAAAAAACTTTCCATCAAAGAAAGCATCACTCCATCCTTTCATCGTTTTCCATTGTGGTGCAACATATGTCATTTCTGAGATTGTTGCCATTGTAAATGCATCTGGAAGAACCCAAAGACGAGAAATCTTGTCATTTTGTTTTTTATATAAAAAGCAAGCTTGCCTGGGTCTTGGACTTGGGAGAAATGGCCATGCATAAAACTTTCTTCGCATGACTCCTTTGATCAGGCAATCATCTACGATTAGCATGACTATGCAGAATTCTGGTTCATCGATAATACTTTTGTGCTTCTCGATGCAAATTCGAAGTTGGTCAAGTACGTCATCACATAGTGCATGACCAACCTCGAGACTGTCATATTTAGTAGTGTCGCTGGCGGCTTTAAGGGCCAGCTCGCCAGCGGTTTTTCTTCTCTCAGACATCAATGATCTTCTTTATTAACTTTTACATAAGTTGTTATTCTTTCAGAAGACCGCTTTGGACTAAATTCTTCTCCACGGGTCGTCCTTGAATCCTTATGGACAGTGGGATCATATTTGACTTCCCAATGTTTATTAGGTACAGCACGCTCATTTCCTTTAGCAGGAACAGAGGCGTCTTTACCGTGATCATGATGATGTTTATTAAGCTTTTTCATATTAATACTTCATTTTGTGTTTCTTAACATAATTAGCAAGACCCTGAGATGCTTTGTCATACTCTTGGCCAGCGCCAAATTCAGAAGCATACTTAAGCCCAGCAACTGGAGCTTGGCTATTTTCTTTGCGCTCAAAGTGATCCTTTGGCATTGTAGCACTTCTCATTCCACCTTTTTCTTTTGACATATTATCCTCCTTGGACTGTCATAGGTTGTTGTTCTCTTTCAGCCATTTTGACAGCATGCGCCATCTCAAAGGCATTCTTAAATTGATTAAACTGCATATCTTCTAACTCTACCATCATCTTGACGAGATCTAAGTCAGATTGAGTTCTCTTGTGTTCAGCTTCCGCATCAATTTGACCTATCCTTGCTATCTTCTCTTGCGCAGATGCCATTAGATCTTTCTCTTTTGCAAGATCACTCTTTGCCTTAGCATAGTCTACCATGAGCTTAGATTGATCATTCTTAGCTTGCTGTTCTGCTTGTGCTTGCTGCGCTTGCTGTTGTGCTTGAGACTGCTCTTCCATATCTTCGATGACTTGCTTCTTGTTTGTGATGAAGGCAGCGCGCAAAATAGACTTATCAGGAATTGGCATCCCAAGTTCTCTAAAATGCAAGAGCTGCTGTAATTCCATTTGTCTTTGTGTTGTAGAATAATTACCTTCTTCGACAGCAACAGTATATTTAAGAGAGTGAGATGTGAAGAAGCGAGGATCAGCTTCCTTACCAAGGATATTTTTAATCTTGCCCTTACTAAAGTTTTTGCGAATAGCTTGTAATCTAATCTTGCCATATAAGCGTTGAGAATAATCTAGTTTATCAAAGATCGTTTGAAGCGTTGTAAGCCCCGCTCCTTGTCTAAGCATTGAAAGTATACCCGCTTTATCATCTGTGGCTGACCCAAGTAGTTCTTCGTTTACACCTGATATTTTAGTAATGTCTTCTGACAAGCTTCTTGATAGCTCCATTAAAGATGCGGGAAGAGCTGGAGGATCAATTCTTTGAATCTCACCCGGCAAATGTCCGGTTTTTAATGGAATTAAGAATCCTTGCCCTGATTGTCTAAAGGCCTTTGGATCGGTTACCGAATCAATTGGATATATCCAACCTGAGTTAATTTGAGACTCTAAGATGTCAAGCTCGATGACCTTTCTTCTGTTATAAAGATACTGAGCATCTCTTAGGTTTCTGACAATACCCTGCATACGCCATGCATAAGACTGGATATCTGGCTCATGATAGCAGAGAGAGGGAACAAATGGATAATCATCGATCTTTAGAAGATTCTGACCATGAAATAGCACTCTATCGTTAAGAACAATGGCAAGCTTAACCGTTGGAACCTGTGTTTTCTTCACAACTAGCCAAGGTTGTTGTGCTAGTGTTCTTTCCATCATATCCTCTGAATCTTCTTCTTCCTCTTCCCACTCAACAGCCTCTCCAGACATAGGATCTAATACGATAGTTGCTTCTCTCGTCGTTCGATAATGGAATTCGTCATAGACATACAGCTGATTCATATCTAGATTGATTAATTCAGCCTGAAGTGGAAATCTTCCATCTTTAGTTCCCTTCGGTAGCATCTTATCGATTTCTTTAGCATGACCAGGAAGTAGAGCTTTAGCAGCACTTTTATTTACCCATCTTCTTCGCCAAATAAATGAGCAATCCGTTAGGTCTTGTTTTCTGAAATAGGGATCTATAAGGAAGTTGTTATAAGCTACCTGATCAGTAAATAAATCCCCACTAATAGGGTCAAGGGTATAATCAGGATATAGATGTAACAAGCTACAACCAGTATCACAAGCGCCCTCAAAAGCTTGGGACAAATATTCTTGAAAGC